CGGCATGCCGTGGTGGTCATGGATGGGGCGCTATGGCACCAACCAAGTTTGGATCAAGACAATGTGACCATGCTTAAATTGCCTCCCTACTCACCTGAACTTAACCCTGCTGAACAGGTATGGCAGTACCTTAAACAGCATTGGTTGTCTAATCGCTGTTTTGAGAGTTATGATGCGATTGTCGATGCGGCATGTGACGCTTGGAATGCATTGTGTAATGAGACTAACTTAATTAGGTCTATCACTCAGCGGGAGTGGTGCGACTTGAGTGTTATTTTTTAGAATTGGTATTAGCAGCAGCCACTTTATTTTAGGAATTAAAAAACCCTTACAACCGTTGAGTTGTAAGGGTTTGAAGTTGGTGGGCCCAGCTGGACTCGAACCAGCGACCAAAGGATTATGAGTCCTGACCAATGGGCATAACTGACTATCACCCAGTATCACTTAAACGCTAGATATGTAACCGTATTACGGGGCTTAGCGGTTAATGGCTTAAAAAAGTATCACTCAGTTTATCGCACTTTACCGCAAAAGAGGGTACTATATGGGTACTAAATTAGTACCCGAGTTAGTGCCATGAAAACCAAACTTACTACAAACAAAATTGAGAAGCTGCAACCCCAGGACAAACAGTATTTTGTCTATGATGACAAGTTTGCAGGCTTCGGCTTGCGAGTGTCTCCTGGCGGCTCAAAATCATTTTTCTATCAAGGGCGTATTGGCGGGATAGGCCAGCCTAAGCGTGTAACTTTAGGCAAGTACCCGTTAATGAGTCTGCAGGACGCAATTGACGCAGCAAGTCTGATGAGTAAGCAAATGGCGGGAGGGATTGATCCAAGACGTCAGAAAACCGAGCAGCTTGAGAAAAACAAGAAGTTTGCAAGGGAGCAAGTTAGAAAATCGCTTACTTTTGGTGACTTATTCACTCACTATATAAATACTCACAAATCTGAATGGTCAGAGGGTTATCTTAGGGATCATTTAGAATCTGCTAGACCCTACTTAGATGATAAAACTTATAAAGCTCAGCCAATAGGTAATATCTGGGAAGTACCTCTAGCAGAACTAACTCCGGACTTTGTTGAATCTTGGATTAGAAAAGAAAGCGAGACAAGGCCTACAACTACAGCTAAAAGCTTTCGCATGTTCAAGGCTTGTGCCAATTGGGCAGAAGATACTGAAAAGTATTCAGGATTGATACCTGCTAAAACCTACAATAGCAGGAAAGTTAATAAAGCAGTGCAGGGGGTAAGGCCACACAAAGGCGCCCTACAAAAACAGCAGTTAAAAACTTGGTTTGAGGTTGTAGATCAGATTGATGAAGTACAAAGAGCTGCATTAATCTCTATGCTGATTAATGGCTCAAGACCAGGAGAGATGCTATCGCTTGAGTGGGGTAGTGTCGATTTTGAATGGGACACTATTACTATTATAGATAAGGTGGACCAGTGGGAACGCGTGATACCGCTTACGCCCTTTGTTAAGCAGACAATCAAGGCGCTACCAAAAGTTAATGAGTATGTATTTGGTAGTCTTAATACACATACCGGCCATGTTGAGATAACTAAGAAATATAGAACGCTATTGGTTGAAAACGGCTTACCTAATCTACCACCAAAAGCCATGCGCAAATCATTTAGAACATTGTCGGAATGGGTGGAAATGCCTCACGGTGTGGCCAATCAGATTATGGGCCATAGACCAAGTGCTATTGATGAAAAGCACTATGTAGACCGGCCCATTGACTTGCTTAGAATGTGGCATACTAAAATTGAGGACTTCATACTAAAAGAGGCCGGAATAAATACCGACCTCTTTGATAACTCATAAATCTAACAATTCACGTATATCCCGCATACGCCAATACGGTGTGCCATTAATATACTTAGGCGATAAGGACCCATTTGATTGACTGCACCAGTTGCGTAGGGTAGCAGGGCTGTAGCCAAGCATACTTGCTGCCAAAATATGATTAACGTGAGGTGTGCCCGCATAAATAGCGGTATGTACTAGCTTTTCGCCATCGTACCGCAGTATCTTATGTGCGTACTTTACAAGCTCAAGCCCACGTTTACCAGATGCCTTTAATTTGTCGATATTAATATCGGTTTCAATAACTGCCATTTGTACTTAACTCCCATTCTTCTAAAAAATCATCAACCCATGCTTTGTTTGTCACTACCAAGCCATCATGCATATATTGATAAATCACATAGCCATCACTTGCATCGATAACTGTGCAAGTGACGCCAGGCTTTGATTTGTGTTTATATGTCACGCCATCGCCTCAAACATATCCAACTGACCAGACTCTTCAGGGTTTAAGTTACGCTCCAGCCGACAGGCTAAAGCGTAAGCTAGTGAGTCATAACCCTCATCTGTTGCCAACGCTATCAATTCAAATTCAGATGCATTAGCGAATCGGCGGTTCATTAACAGGTCCATGATTAACCCTCAGCACCAATTTCTTCAGCGATCATGTCTAGCGTGTCGCTAAGTAGCTGTAAATCAGGCTGTGCAAAGTCACCAGACTTGTCTTCAATTACACCGCGCATACGCTCAACATCATCTAATGACTGGCATGATTTGATGTTATTCATAAGATTGGCGTACTCAAGCTCCAGCTTTTTATCTTTCCAAGCTTGGCGTAGTTCTGCTAAATCATCATCTTTCAAAGTGATGCTACTGTTCTCAGTAAGTTCTTTAATTTCTTTGCCGATACCATTAATCTGCTCTAAGTTTTCAGCTTGGCCAATAAAGTTGATTAATTGAGTGGTATCAAAATACTCAATAGCCGGCGCTTCAACTGTTGCCGCCTTTGCTTTGACACGCTCAAGCAGGGCAGAGGCACCGGCGTTTTTGGTCTTAACCGGCTTGGCTGGAGTAACGTCAATCGCACGGTCTTTTTCTTCTTCAGTGATGCCAAAGCCACTTAGCACGTCAGCGAACTTGTCACGTAGAGCGTAAGCACGTGCACGGTTTTTCATCATGCGCTTGGGATACTGAGTCCAAGGACCTTGTTTCCCAGCCAACCCTGCTTTTTTAGCGTCTTGCATACTAAAGGTTACGCTGTGTGGCTCTTGACCAATACGCTTAACAGTGACCGTTGCATATTCATCGGTGACTTCTTCAGTGATATCTTCAAGCATTCCTGAGCTTTGGCAAATGGCCACTACAGCATCACCCCAGATAGTAGGACGGCCATTAACTACAGCGATGTTTTGCAATGATTGCAGGGGTTTTAATCCGATCTCGCTACCCATTTGCATAGCGATTAAAATATCAGCCGGTTTACCTTTGAAGTTTTTGGGCACCATTTCAGATGCTGCTAACATTTCGCTAAACTGCCAGGCTTCTTGATAGTTTTGAGGATTGATAAAACCAGATGATTGAGTTTGTTGAGGTAAGTTATTCATTGTTTTGTTCCTTATTTAATGATTATTTGATTCGCATCACACGGCTGGCTGACTGTTTGACGTACTTGGCAGCAAGCTCGGGCATATCTTTTTTAAAGCTATTGCTATCAAATCGATTGCTGACCTGAGCCTTATATGTCACTGCAATATCACCATCAATCGCCAGCGCTTCATTGTCACCAATCGTGCAAATAAGCTTGGTTTGAGCGGCTTCAATCTGTTTTTTAAGTAGCTTTTCAGCTTCTTTGAGCTCAACGTATTCGTTAAACACTTTGACTTCTTCGCTATCAATATTCACATCAACCACAGTATCAGGGTTGTGAGTGGGATACTTATTCTTAGCGTTTTGAAGCGTGGTTGGCTCCGGTGGCACACCTGCTAATACATTGTTAACCCAAAAGTCTTCGGCCACTTCAAACAACACATCGATTAACTCTTGATTGCGCTCGATGCGATACTGACGGTACTTATTACCACCGATTAAAACAGCCATGTAGCAAACTTGGGTATCAGTCACGCCCATATACCACTGTGCTTGACACATATACTGATCAGGTACTTGATCAGATTCTTCATCCCCCCAGTCTTTAGCGACGTACTCAGATGCTGTCTTAATCTCTAAGATAGTATCGGTAGTAAGCTTGCCGTCTTTAAATCTAACGTTGCCGCTAATCTCTGGATTGATAACAGCGCGGTCAATGTTGGCAACTGCAAATTTATGGACCGGATGACGCATCATGAAGTTGACGTTTTGGATCTTAAGGTCGTTGCGCTTAGCAAACTCAGTAGCGACTACTGGTTCTAAGGTGGTGCCCCAGTAAGCAGGTTCGCCGGCGGTATCTTCAACTGGCTGCGTTTTGCTGACATAAACATCGTAGGCGGTAGCGTAGGGGTTAACACCCATAATTGCTGATATATCACTGCCACCAATACCGGTTTGACGAGCCGTTAACCATTCTTCACGGCTCATGTTTTTGGTGCTAAGCGCAAGGTTTGATGCGTACTTTTTAAAGCTTTCTAAGATTGCTAAATTACTCATAATCTTTTGCCTCCATTTGGCTCATTTCATAATCGTAGTTATCAATGAATTGTTGTTGATTGTCCGCTTGCTTATCGAGAGTAAGCAGTGCGACATGGGTTGAACAGCCACCTACAATGGCTGCTAATAGAGCTGTAGCTAATGCCTTCATCATGCGCCCACCTCGTTAACTTCAATGACTTCTTGAAAATCTACCCAGCGCTTTAAGCTATGAATGATTTGACCACGTGCTTGCATGATTGTTTCCCCATAGACGTAGTCAGTAATGTACGCCCCTTGGTCGATGTAACTGACTCGATATAACTTTTCCATCACCATCCCCTTAACCGTATAAAAAATCAGAATTTGTGAAACCAAGACTGGCCATAGTGTCACGCTCTTCATAAGGCTCTTCACCCCATAGCATTGGCTCGATTTGGTCACGCATGATGTTGAAAATCTCGTCAGTGATTTCGAACTGCATTGGCTCTTCACCGTCTTTTAATGCTTCAATAACTTCCAGCTTTTGGATATTGCCGTGTTCGTCTGAGACGAAGGCCACTTTGATAAGGTCCCAGCCTTGCTCAAAATGAAAGTTGCCGGTTTTTTTGCGATAACCTTCGTTAATTTCGTAGTCATAACCAAGGTCCAACTTGAGTTTTTCTAAAATTGCTGTCATAATGATTTCCTCGCTTTAGTGAGAAGCCCCTTTGATGTCCAGTCGTGAGGGGCTTTTTTGTGGGTGACTGTTTAGTTAGTACGCGATAGCCGTCGATTAAAACGGCTATGACTTACTAGCTATTGCTGCACCTAAAAGGGTAGATTGACCGTAAAGCCAACCACTCTGTATTTCTGTTTACGCGCTTTAATGACATTTCTGATAGCTCTGATTGCGTTGTCATCTTCTACATACATACAACCTTCACCATTCCATAACTTAAACTCGAACCACTTACTTCTCATGCAGACTCCTTTTTAATATGCTGATAGACAGCGCGGTGGCAGCCTTCTAATAACTTCGTTGTCACCTTTTGTCTTCCGCTTTTAGTGAAGATGTTGTGCTTGGTATCTACATAATCAGTATCAAACGACTCTGCGTAGTAAGCTGCCTCATTACGTAAACCTCTTGCTTTTCTTCCGTTCATATCTCTATCCTCGTTGTGGTCATAGACCGTTGGTTAACACACAACAGCCGACTACTTGAATCGGCTGTAATTTGTTAGCCTTTAATCATGTTTTTATATAGTCACTAGCATCATCGTCTGATTGCTTGTCTTTGTTGATGTTTATTAGTTTAACAAATTAAACCTTTGTGTCAAGAAAAAAGTTCAATAAATTAAACTTATTTATTAAAGGCAATAAAAAACCGCCCTCAAGGCGGCTTCGTTCACATCATTTTGTGTTTTTTAAGAAACAAAGGATTTTGCTTCTTGAATTGCGGGCACAAGACACTCTTTATGAGGGCTTGGTGGCAGGGTTTGAGTATAGAAAAATCAGTAATAGTTATTTATTGAATTAAAGTTTATCAACTCTAAATTAGATCATTTATCATGCTATAGGCACAAATATTTCTAACTATCCTCTCTCCAACCGTATCAGGATAGGCTTTAGTCAAACTTCTGCTTGTAAAATGCTTCTCATTGGAGTTCATTAAAACTTCATTTTTAGATCCATAAATAACTGTACTAGGAGAGAAGAGAGATATCTTGTCACAATCAACGATGTAAAAATTATAAGAATAACTTCCTCCTAGTGGTTTAAGTCTATGGCCTTTCAAATAATCATATCTAATAAATGCCGACGAATAGCTTTCACTAGAAAAAAACGGCTCATCGTAGTATTTTCTTGCGGATTCGATATCAATAAAAGTTTGAATATCCTCTTCAGCTGATTTCCCCAAATCAACCCAATGAGCCGCCCCCGCCGAAACGCTAGCAGCTCCAGCCAACATCATTGCAAGCAATTTTTTCATACCCAGTCCTTATAAGCTTAGATTATTGTTGCTTTTTTATTGCTACTATATTACCCAATAATAACTGACCATAACAAGCCATGAGAGGGGAGGCAATAAGAAGCCGCCACTGGAGGCGGATAAAACCCTTCAAATAATTGTGGATAAAAGAAGGGCTTAATGCTATCGTTTAAGACTACTTTATTTCATTATTAAGGTGGTAGTTTATGAAGGTTTGGTCAGCACTGCTTATCTCTATGCTTATGATGGCGCCAGTAATGGAAGCGAATGCTCGTAACCAACCGTGCTCTAAAAGCATGGGCGGAGTCTCGCACTGTAAGGACGGCAAGTTTGTCTGTAAAAATGGCAAAATCAGTAAGTCTAAGCAAGTGTGTAAGATGTAAAACAGTGGTTTAAGAGTAATTTGATACCTATCGGCTTATTTGAGTTGATAGGTATTTTTTTGATAATAAAAAACCGCCACTGGGGCGGTTTAGAAAAAAATAAATTATTATTTATGCAGCCGTTTGAATATTACTTAAGGGAACGACTTTTGCAACTGAAGAAAGGATTTTAGCTTCTTGAATAGACTTTTTATTGTTTCGATCGTCTATAACTACTTCGAACTTATAGTCAGACTGAACAAGATTATGAACATCATGAATCTTTCTGAGCAAGGATCCAGTAGCACTATGATGACTACTTGTAAAGTCCAGTAAAACATCATCAGCTAAGAAATCAAACACGTACTCACTGCCTGAAATTCCATTGATATGATAATCATACGTAACTTCATCATGATTTTTTTTAAGATATGAAAATATATCCTCAAGAATCAAGTCGCGATTAATTTCAACAGTGGTCTTAGGTTTATAATTTGTTAAATAGCTAAATAAACTTAAGAATTCTGCTAAAGCATCAGTTTTTTCAAATACTTCAGCTCGTCTAAAAAAATTGTATCCATTAAATTCAATTTTATTATCAAACTTACTTAATATGTTGCTGATTATTTTTTTAGACTGACCAGGGTTTGGAAGAGAGAGCTCAAGTGAATGAAGATTAACCCCGTAATCGTCAAGAATTAACTGCTCATGTTGACGAAGAATGTAAAAAGACACAGGGTCTCCACTAGCAAAAGTTTGAGGTGTAGTGACACAAATTGTGTCCTCAAACTGCCTAGTATTGAAGCCTAAAGTTTCAATTTCTTTAAAAAGGTTCATATTATAACCCCAATCCATCACTAATTATTGGCTCGTAATGACGACCCTGAATTGTTATGTTTGTCGCATTGCAAAAATACTTTAGCCAGTCATACCAAGTATCACTATTATAGTTCATATTGTTTATCTTTTCTGTGTTATAGAGGTTGTGAGTGTGGCTGCCGTAAATCTCAACACCACCTTTTTCTCTATGGCTGAGCTTAAAATCAGGATACACTTCAACTTGAAAAATAATATTTACATGCTTTTTATACACTAATTGCAGTGCAAACGAATGGTATACAAAATCAGGATAAGCCCTGCATTCAATTTCTACGAACAATCCCTCTTCAACATTTTTATCCATCAATGTATGTGCATTGCGCCACTTTAAAGCAAGCTTGTAACTGCCTTTCCTGCTATATCTTGTGAAATCAATATCTTCATATATATATTTCTGTTTCTCAAGAAATGTTTTTAAGGCATCAATAGGTAGATTGTAACTTCTCTGTTCAGACACGCTTACTTCCTAATATCTATGGTTTATATTAACTTCTTCTTGTGCTCGATCGCCACACCTAAAACATCAAAGGTTATGTTGGAAGAGTTCTCTATATATCATTCTGCTAGTGAAAAGTTTGTTGCCTGCAGGAAAATGGCAAGATACAGACATAATGCCTCCAGTTTTAAATATCAAATCTTTACCAGTCGGAGACGTTATAACCGTACTTCTTGGCAAGCTCAACAGTATCACCGTCAAAATTATGACAAGCTTGCGCATAAAGTATGCCGTCACCATACAGAATCAGGGCAATCGCACTATAGAAAATAGCTGCTTTAAATTAGGTTATCTAAACTAAAAGGATTAAATAGTTAGAAACTATAACTAAAATATTTTTATATATCTCGTGTTTTTGTTATTTGCGTCCGAAAGTTGGTGATAACATCTGTAAAAGGTCAATAATTAATTAAAATGTAGCTAAAATTAATTTGTAGTGCGATTGCCCTGCATACAGAACGCCAGGCATTGCCATATCTGTATTAATAGGCAGTGTTGTGATTTGGTCCCCATTTTGAACAGTAGGTGAGGATAAAGAACAAGTTATAAATAAATTATGGGAGTGATGATTCCAAACGATTTTCTTAGAGTCCCAAGCCTGTCTACCACCGACAACGTTTAGTTTAATGAGGTGATAACCAGGCTGATTTTCAATTAATTCAAACTTCATGACCTTTGCAATGCTGCAGGGGTCGTGATAACAATTTTCAGAAATTGCACCTTTTTGAATGCCCCTATGATCAAAGGTAGGAGCAGCGAACGCAGATGTACTTAGTGCACTTAAAATAGTAATGAATAGCATCTTCTTCATAATATATCCTTATTAATTATCCCATAAATGACCATTCATACCGCAGTTCCTTTCCAGTGCGTTTATGATCTCTTCTGACTCATATTCGCCAGCACGCCAAGAATCTACGCTACGTTGAATATATGACCGACAGTTACTAGGCAAGCCTGAATCATTAGAAAATTTAGGCTCGCTATTGGGGTCGCCACTGCACCCAGCCAAAGATATTAATGCGATAGATAATGCAAATAGTCTAATCATTTTAATTTCTTCTTATGTTCAACAGCCACGCCACAAACTGTGAACGGAGTATGCCTACTATCAATGATAGGGAAGTCAGGGTTTAGAGGTACCAGCTCACAATACTCAACGCCCTCATCATCAAACCCACGTGGCCGCCATTTTTTAAACGTTACAGCATTTTCACCTGCCTTTTTAGCAACGACATAATCACCAGGTGAGGGTTGCATATCGGGATTAATAAGAACTAATTCCTCGGGATAAAAGTCCGGAATCATGCTAAGCCCGTTGAGCTCAACCCAATAAGAATTTTTGGGGTGTTTTGTGCTTACAGGCTCAAACCTATCAGCAATCGCGTCGTCAAAATACTCACAAAACTCACCGGCTTGGACATAGTTAAGCACAGGAGCCATTCTGATTTCATGCTTATCTACCGGCCTTACATTGCTAAAAGAATGGTTTTTAGACTCCCGTCCTGTAACTAACCAATCTACTGACACTCCAAGCGCTTTTGCCAAATCCCCCAGGGCTACAGTATCGTCTGGGGTAGTTTTGCCGCTTATCCAGTTTGAGACTGTGCCCTTACTAACTCCCGTCGCTTTAACAAGATCAACTTGCTTCAATCCCTTCTCATCTTTGGCGTATATCAACCTGTCTCTAAATGTATCTAGCTTCATAACTAAACCTTGTTTAACTTATTAAACATAATTTACCACTGTCAGTTGATAAGCGCTTAAACTTATGGTTTAATATATTAAACTAATAGTTTAAGGAAATGAACATGACAGTAGATGACCTAAAAAGGTTTTATAAAGTCAAAACCTTGGAGGAGGTGGGCAAACGAGTTGGCAAATCTAAAGGGTCAATCAGTCTTTGGAACGCCAATGGCATCCCGCCTGAACAACAAGCAATTATCCAGATTCGGACTAACAACAAGCTCAAAGCTGATTTATCAACTTTAACCATAGAGGAGGCTTAACTATGTGCCATACCCCGATATATGCATTATCAGATGAATTGCGTGAAACCGCACGAGAGAACCATCGCATTTTATTGCAGCGACTTGCAGATGTTGGTCAAAAAACAGTTGCTGAAATTGTTGGTATTACTGAAAGCAAGATGAGTCGTTTGAAAGACACGACAGACGGGAAGGGTGACCTTGAGCTCTTTGCTTCGATTGCTGCCGTGCTCGGTATAAAGCTGACAGATAGGGATGCCGTTTACTGTGACCGAGACATGGCCCAGGCAATGGCCACTATGCTACGCACGAGCGTAAACAGCCCTGATTTTATCGACATTATTTTTAGCGGTGGAGATAAGAAGTAATGGCTATGAAAATCACTCATCCGCTACAAGCCAAGGTTGATCAGATTATAAAAAAAGAGCTTGGCACAGAATTGGTGGAAGGCGTGCAGATATCGCTCACAAGTTTTGAGCATATTCGAAACAAAGAATACGTGCGCAGACGATTAGAGCAGAGGGGGTTTAAACAGATAAAAGGTTCAACTATCAGATACTCGTATCAGATAGTGATCGATGAACGCCCGCCAAGTTGCCGCAAGTACAGCAAAGAAGATGTGCTTAATCGATTTAAACATGAGGCTGGGATTATCTCGAACGAAGGGTTAAAGCTGTCTGAAAGAAACAAACTATCCAGGACTATTACTTATCTTAGACAGATTGGATATGTGATTGAGTCAAAAAGAGACTGGTCAAAAAAGGCGGGTACAGCTGTCACGACCTACAAATTAAAAAACCTCTGATAACTGCGAATTATCAGAGGCGTGTTAATTAACCATCAAAAAGTAACTAACAAGGATATTTAATCATGAATACGGTTTATAGGCAATCACCAATGAGAGAAACAGGCTATACGCAGATTGATAACAAGATTTTTGACGCACAGCCATTCTTATCGCCCGCTGCATTTGGTGTTCTTCTACGCATGGTGAGAATGATAGACGGTTATGGAAATACCGATAAATCTCTATCGAATAGCTTTTTACAAGAAACCTGTAATTTGAGCAAAAACACGGTTTCAAAAGTAGTAAATGAGCTGGTTGATTTTGGCTTTTTAACTGCCAAAAGACAGCAAAGAAAGACAACAATTTACAGTCTAAATTATGAAAATATCGCCAATTTCGACCCCAAAAAACTAGGTCAAAATTTAGCATCCCAAAATTTAGCATCCCAAAATTTGACCATTAGATTCCCAAAATTTGACCAAGATAGCTCCCAAAATTTGGGAAGTAATAAAGAAAAAGAAAGAAAAGTAATTAAAGAAAAGTATAAAGAAAAAAATAATAAAAAAGAAAAGCCAGCCGAGCCTGACAAATCCAAAAAAACAAATCAGTTTGTTAAGCCTAGTGTTAATCAGATTAAAAGTTATTTTTCTGAACTAGGTCGTAGTGATTCACAAGCAATTGCTGAAAGGTTTTTTGATTACTACGAATCGAACGGCTGGAAGGTTGGTAGATCATCGATGAAAAGCTGGCAAGCAACTTGTCGCAACTGGAATCGAAATAACAAGCAGACCGCAGCTAAGCAAAACACAGGAAATCAGAATACAGGACTTAATCATGCAATCAATCAACCAGCTAACAACCCAGCTAACGAACAGACAAAGAAATCAAGCGCAGACATCTACGCAGAAAACCTTGCCAGAGACCTTGCACAGCAGTACCCAGACGAATTCGCAAACGTGCCTTTCTAAGCAGCAGATAGCCAGTTTGTTTGCAGGGTGGAAAAAGTTATTTAGATCAAAAATCAAAGATGAGGACTGGGGTGTTGACACACTGACCGTCTGGTATATCGCATTAACCGACCTAGGCATGACACAAGACGAGTTCAACCAAGCTAAGCGTAAGTCGTTAAGTCTTTCATGGCCACCAACAGCCCCAGCTGATTTTTTAGAGTTAGCGAGAGCTGGCAAACAAGGTGAGTACCTAGACACACAAACCGCATTTGAGACAGCCTGTAGATGCGCAGGAATGCGCGGAGACGTCGAAAGAGACTGGAGGCACCCAACTGTACTAGAAACTGCAAATCGCATTGGATGGGGAGTGTTAGCTCAAGCTACAAACGGATTCATCAAGTATTTTGAGCAAGTTTATTCAGGAGTTATCGCAGAACACCAGAGTGGTGCTGAATTTACCATACCAGAAGCTAGACGCATTGAGGCGCCAAAGAAAACCAAGCTCGATGACGATAGCCCGGTAGCTCAAGACTGGGAAAAACTAAAAGCAAGAATGTTAGGGAAGCGGAGAGAGTCAGCATGAAAAAACACATCGGTACAGGCAAGGAAGTCAAGAAATCCGAATGGCTAGGGGTTAACAAGGTGAAAGTCACTTACTCAGACTTATCAAGCGAAGAGTTAACGCGCCAGGCTTATGAGCAGGTTATTAGGGAAGTTAGGCAGGACAACTAATCAAATAGGCAATTAAAAGAGCGTGAGTAGCTCAAATTTAATTAGAAACTCAAAATATGAGTAAGGGTAGCCAAAGGAATTTAAACGCACGTTAGAACGCAAATAAGGGGGGATTTGGTGAAGAAGTACAGAAATAAACCAAAGGTGCTAAACGGCATCAAGTTTGACAGCCAGAAAGAAGCCAGGCGATACCAAGAATTAAAGCTGCTTGAAAGAGCAGGGAAGATTAAAGACCTAGAAGTTCAGCCAAGGTTTAGCCTGATAAGAGGGGTGAAGTTTAGCAGCGATAAGCGAGCCAAGCCGGATTTGCGTTATTTTGCAGACTTTGCTTATACAGACATGGAAACTGGCGAGCGGGTGGTTGAGGACGTGAAGTCAGTAGCCACGAAAGAAAGCACGGTCTACAAGATGAAGCGGCACATGATGCTGGCAATACACGGGATTGAGGTTAGGGAGATTTAACGATGGACTATCCAATCAGAATCTTAAGCGACATACGCGGTCAAATCGTGGCAGTAGTGGATGTGAACGGCAATGAGTACACAGTGCAAATGAATTCAATTGGGGTGCCGACAGCTGAAAGAAATGAGTTGATCAGGAAGCTGGCAGTTGAGCAGGCAAACAAGGCGGTCCGGTAATTTACTTTAGTTTACTTTTATATTGTTTCGGGGTTTTATGATTGATTTAATTAATGACTGCTCAATTGAGGAGATTTTAACAGCTTGGGGTCGATGGGCTGGTCAAGGTAACTCTAACGGCTCATATCTTGGCTATAAGTCGTTTCACAGTGTTATATTTGGCTCATGTGGTGGAGGTGGCGTCAGTGTCAGTCAAGACGATGACATGATGGCAGTTGGTAGGGCTATGAGTCAATTAAAAGCCCTTAATCCGTTTTATTTTAAGATGCTCAAGCTTAGATACTTGTACGGCTACAGCTACACAAGATTGGCGAGTAAGCTAAGCCGAGATTTACCGGAGTATCGCAATAACCACAAACGCATGTGTCATAAGACAGCCAAAGTTTTGGTTGGTGAAGCACATGAGGCTATTGAAAGGCTGCTATGAGAACTTTTGGCTATGACCCTTGTAAGCTTTCAAAGCATTACACGCTCGATGAATTAGAACGAATGTTAAAAGAAGTGACAGAGCAGCACACCAAAAGCGATGAAGAGCGGGCAAACCAAACATGCATGGAGAGGCTGTATCTGATTGATAAAAAAGGGCGTTGGAAGTGTGATCAGATAACGTGGGCCATGTATTATTTAACTAAGAATAAAAATAATTCTTGATTTTCACCCGAGGAAGTAGTACAAATGTGCTATATTGGCACGAAGTTATGAATAGGCGACAGGTTAACCACCTTGTCGCTTTTTTTGTGCCTGAATGTTTGTCCTTACCCACGTCTAAACAGCGTGGGCTTTTTTATACCTGGGATTTATCATGGCTCTTTACTTGATATCGTCTAAAGAGATACATGATAAGCATCACCAGGCTGAAAATTACGCAGCCAAGAATGCATACAAAGAGATATTGCGGTTAAGGGCAGAGCGCGGAAGTAGCGAAGCTAGGTATTATTTTAATCTTATTAATCGGAGTTTAGCGGAGGGCTGAGCATGTCAAAGTCTAAAAAACTAAACTCTAAATTAATGCAGTTGTTTGTGCTTGAGTACATCAAAGATTTCAATGCAGCCCAAGCAGCTATCAGGGCAGGGTATAAATCTGACACTGCAAGACAAAAAGCTTATGGGTTGCTAAAAGATGAGCGGATCAAGCAAGCGATAGCTTCGTCAATCGCAGAGCGAAAAGAGCGCCTGCGTATTGACGCTGACAACGTGCTTTACAAGTGGTGGCAGATTGCAACCGCTGATTATAACGAGCTGACCCAATTGCGACGGGTTAACTGCCGTTACTGCTGGGGGAATGAGCATGAATATCAATGGACTCCGAAAGAGTACGAGAAAGCTTGTCATGAATCTGAAATTAACATGGCTGCTGATCCGACTAACATTGGCGGACTAAACTTTGACGCGAACCGTCCACCGCACCCTGATTGCCCAGAGTGCAACGGCAACGGAGTTGAACAGGTTTATATCGCAGATACTACCAAGCTGTCACCTGAAGCTAGTTTGATTTATCAAGGCGTTAAGCAAACCAAATTCGGACTTGAGGTTACAACAGTGGACAGAATGAAGGCGCTGGATAATGTCGCTAGGCACCTTGGGATGTTTAAAGATAAGGTCGAGCATACTGGCGCTGATGGTGGACCTATCGTTACTGCAAACTTAACGCCCGATCAAGTTATTGAGCGGATGAAAGAATTGGATGATGAATACTAATGCTCAAGACTTACTTGCTAAACAGGCTAAAGCTCAGACTGATTTTTACTGGTTCAGTCGCTACATGTTTTACCAGCGCAAGCACTTTAAGTGGATGCACAATTGGCACCACGAAGAGATTTGTCGCAAGTTAGAGGCGGTTTACCGTGGCGAGATCACACGCTTAATTATTAACATGCCGCCGCGTTACTCAAAGACTGAATTGGTTATCGTAAACTTTATCGCTTGGTGCATGGGCAAGACACCTGACAGCGAATTTATTTATACGTCATACAGCGCGGACTTGGCTCATAACTACAATGCTCAAGCAAGGGATTTAATTAAGACTGAAGCCTATCAAGAGTTGTTCCCAGATACTCAAATTGCGACAGATAAAGATGCTAAGGGGCACTGGGGTACTACTAATGGTGGTGTGGCTTATTCAGCCGGTGTAGGCGGTACGATGACTGGTTACGGCGCTGGTAAGATGCGTGAAGAGTTTGGTGGGGCTATCTTAATTGATGATCCGCACAAGGCATCTGAGGCGCGTAGCAAGAAACGCAGGCAAAATATCCAAGAGTGGTTTAGTGAGACTCTTAAATCACGTCTTAACGACCCTAAACGCACGCCAATGATTTTAATCATGCAGAGATTGCATGAAGATGATTTGACGGGTTATTTGCTATCAGGCGGTGACGATGACGAGTGGGAGCACTTGCTATTACCCGCTATCCAAGCAGATGGCACAGCGCTATGGCCAGATAAGCATGACATAACCAAGCTTAAAGCAATGCAAGAGGCGAATCCTTACATGTTTGCAGGTCAGTATCAACAGACACCAACGCCAGGCGAGGGTGGTGAGTTCAAGGTTGATAAGCTTGAGATTGTTGACGCATTACCGGCCACTGCTAAGAAGTCATGTCGTGGTTGGGATTTGGGAGCGACTGCAAATGATGGCGACCCGACAGCGGGTGTAAAAATCTGGGACGGTGGTGACGGTTATTACTATGTTGAGGATGTTGAGCGTGGTCAATGGGACAGCAGTACAGTCCGCTCAACGATTAAGCTAACTGCCCAATTAGACGGCAAATTAACCGCCATTAGACTACCGCAAGACCCTGGACAGGCTGGTAAGGACCAGGCCAAGTCTTATACAAGATTGTTAGCCGGTTACAACGTGGCAATTCTGCCAGTTAGCGGTGACAAAATTACAAGGGCCGAACCATTTGCAGCACAAGTTAACGCGGGTAACGTTAGGCTAATTAAAGGCGATTGGAATAAAGCTTACATTGATGAGCTTAAGCTATTCCCACTGGGCGCTAATGACGATCAGGTTGATGGCAGTGCTGATGCTTTCAATCATTTATTTGACTTTGAAAATCAAGACGACGCACCTCCAGCACCGATTCCTATAGTCACTAATTATTGGTAATAAACTATGAGCAAGCAAAACGAAAAACTGCATGAGCGCTTGCTTGAGCGTATCGATGCAGACTATGAGCAATCTCACGACAATCAACGCCAGTCTTATGATGACCGGCGTTTTTGTTTTGTAGCGGGCGCACAGTGGGATGGCGATATTGGCAGACAGTTTGCTGGTCGCCCAAAGTTTGAATTTAATAAGATTCAACTTAGCGTTATTCGCATCTATAACGAATGGGCTAAAAACCGTTTTACGGTTGAGTTTAGACCGCAGAACAACATTGCCGACAGTGAGACAGCTGATAAGTTGCAGCAGCTATTTAGAGCTGACGAACGTGATAGTAATGCTGATGAAGCATACTCTACTGCGTTTATGGAGGGAGTATCAGGCGGCATTGGTGCGATATTACTCGAGGCTAAATATGAAGATGAAGATGGTGATGATGACGAGTATCAACGTATTCGTATTAAGCCTATCTTTGAAGCCGATACGATGGTTTATTGGGATGCTAACGCCCGTCGGTACGACAAGGCAGATGCTAAGCATGTGACTATCGTTACATCAATGAGTAAAAGCCAGTTTGAATCTAAGTACAAAAAAGAGCCTGCTAGTTTTGATGACTTGCAAGGCTATCGGTTTGATTGGCGTGATGGTGATAACGTACGAGTTGCCGAGCATTATGAGCTAACCGAAAAGAAAGTCGAAGTTACTAAACTTTCACATCCCGAGGGTGGCGAACCAGTCAAGCTATACGCTGACGATGAAGATTACGATCAGCAATTAGATGACTACATGGCGCAAGGCTTTGAGATTGACTTTGTTAAAAAGGTCAAGCGCAAACAGGTTGAGGGCTATGTATTAAGCGGTAACGGGATTGTCGAGAAACTAGGCGTCATTGCGGGTAAGTATTTGCCTGTAGCGCCTTTTTACGGCAAGCGCATGTATGTCAGTGGTCGAGAGGTAACACAAGGGCATGTAGGTCTATCTCGCGACGCTCAGATAGCATTTAACCTCAAAATGTCAGGACTGATTGATCTAGCAAGCCGTCCACAAGATGAGCTGCCAATCTTTACGCCAGCACAGATTAAAGGGCATGAGCAGCAGTGGGCAAATAAAGAAGTCGCACGAGTACCATACCTAACAGTTAACCCGACGAAAGACGCAAGCGGTCAAGTTGTCGGTGTTGGTCCAACTGCCTACACTAAAGCGCCAGTCATTCCGCAAGCAATGGGCGCACTGATTGAGTCTAGCGGAGCGTTAATTGGTGAGCTGACAGGCAATCAGGCAAACGGTGAGCAGTTAGTTAGTAATGTATCAACCGAAGCCGTTGAAATGGTACAAGACAAGGTCGATGCGCAGGCATATATCTATCTTGATAACTTTGCTAAAACCATTGCACACGTTGGCCGAATCTGGCTATCAATGGCACAGGATGTTTACGATGAAGAAAGCCGTGAAATGGCAGGCGTTGGTCATGATGATACTGATAGTAAGATTATTATCAACAAGCCCACTATCAAAGACGGCGCACTTGCATACGAAAACGATATGCAGGGCGGTAAATATAAAGTAACCGTTGATATTGGCGAAGCGTTTAGCACACAGCGCGATAAGACAATTAAACGTCTGCTTAATCTTGTGCCAATGGTGCAAGACCCACAGATGCAGTCAGCGCTACTTAATACTATCTTGGCTAATCAAGATGGCGAGGGTATGCACGACTTGGCTAAGTTTGCTCGCAAGAACAACATCAACATGGGGATTACTGAACCTGATGAGCAAGAAGCCAAAGAAATGCAAGCAGCGCAGCAAGCAGCCGCTAATCAGCCGCCTGATGCACAAACGCAATACTTTGAGGCTGAGGCAGCTAAAGCACTCGCGGGAGCGGAGAAGGCGAAAGCTGACACGCAAAAGGTACTTGCAGAGGTTGATGAGACTCGCGCTGATACGGCTAAGACTTTGTTTGAAATGCAGAAAGAGCAGCAGCAAACACAGCAGACCATGCAAGAAATGATGGTCATACTGCAAGCCATGCAGCAATCACAGCTAGCGAATGAGCAGCAAATCAAACAAGAAGTTACGCCGCCGCCTGAACAGTTAATGCCTGATATGGGGCAGATGGAACAGATGATGGAGGGCGCTCCTGATGACCTGCCACCAATGGAAGGCATGATGTGAGATTAAATTCATTACTATGCGCTGATGACAAGCTGTCATCTAGTGCTAATGACAATAGGCCGCCTAACTAGCGGCTTTTTTGTTGCCAAAAATTAACCAACGGCCACCAGATGCCTAATCTGAGGAGATAGAAACGTGAGTGAATTTGACGACGACAACCAAGACTATCAAGAAGATATCGAGCAAGTCGATGACGAGCTGTTAGACGACGAGCAAGACATTGAAGACAGTCAAGACGATGAGCAAGATGCCGACGGTGAAGAAGCCGAAAGCCAAGATGATAGCGACGATGATGCGCTTGATTTTAGCTTTGATGATGATGGTGAGAGCAGCGACCCTTTCAAAGGACAAGAAGCACCCGAGTGGGTGAAGAAAGTTCGAGAGGAAAACCGCGAGCTGAAACGTCAATTAAAGCAGCGTGAAGCACAGCAAATGCCGCAACAAGTGTTGCGTGAAGAACCGACGCTTGACGACCATGATTATGATGACGAGGCGTTTAAGCAAGACTACGCCCAGTGGTTGCAAGAAAAGCAGCAAATTGATGCGCAGGTACAAGCCGAGCGGCAAAAGTACCAACAGTATCGTGAGCGCTATAAAGCCGATGTTGACGCAATTAAGGCCAAAGCACCTGATTATGACGAGGTAGAGTTATCCGTCGTTGATGTGCTGTCTGAGCAAAAGCAAGGCTTACTGCAAATGCTAGTCGATAATCCTGCCAAAGTGGTTTACGCGCTTGGCAAAAACTCACCGGCACAACTGGATAGATTATCAAAACTTGATGACATTCAGTTTGCTAAACAAATTGTCTTAATGGAGATGCAAATGTCGTCCAAGACCAAATCACGTAACCAGAATAAGCCAAAACCGAAAACGCATGAGCTAGAGGGCGCAGCAGGAGGGGCTGATACTCGACTAGCTAAGTTAGAAGCAGAGGCAGACAGAACAGGCGACCGCTCAAAAGTGGCTGCATACAAAAAACAAATGAGAAAGGGGTAGATTATGGCTGGATCAACTAAAAACCAGTTATTGAAGCAAGAATTAGTAATGTTCGATGAAGTCATTGCTGATTTTGAAGAAACGTTAGTTTATACACAAATGGCAGAGCGTTTTAACATCGGTGATGCCGCTGTATCAGCTCGCGCTAACGATACCGTATGGCGTCCAATGCCGCTACAAGTCGATAGCCAAGAAGGTTTAGACCAAACGGGTAACTTCTTAGGTCATACCGAGCTTGCAGTACCAGTGACTGTTGACCGTGTGCGCTCAGTACCAGGGACTATCAATAGTCGCGAATTGCGTGACCCAAGCGTGCTACGCCGAAAAGGTAATGCCGCTAAGCAAAAGCTCGCTAGTGATGTGAATGATGCTTTGCGCCGTCAAGTGGCTTACTACGGTTCTATTGTTGACACTCGCGCAGGCGCTGCAACAGGTTTTGACGATGTTGCCTCGCTAATGGCTAAGTTTGATGACTTAGGCGTACCAGAAAACGACCGCATGGCGATTTACTCAAGCCGCGACATGGTAAAAATGGCAGGTGATTTAGCAAGTCGTCAGACGCTATCAGGTAAGACGCAGACAGCGTATGAAAAAGCCTATATCAACGAGATTGCAGGTTTTGACGTACATAAAGACGCGTCAGGTATTTATCTACCAGCGGCAACCGTAACAGGTGCGACGGTATCAGGTGCTAATCAGCGTCATATTCCGACAGCAACCAAGAAAAACCCAGCGACAGGTGACGAGCATAACGTTGACAACCGTTCAATGAAATTGACCGTTGCAGCTACAGGCGGTGCATTCGCTGTTGGTGATGCGTTCACGATTGCCGGTGTTTACGCCGTTAATATGAAAAACAAGCAGCAAACGCAAGAGCTTAAAACGTTCCGCGTTATTGGTGTTGATAGTGCAACTCAGATCGAAATTGTACCAGCTATCGTTTGTGATGATGGTCCTAACCCTACCGGCGCAGAAGAAGCGTACAAAAACGTATCAGCGACGCCAGCAGCGGGCGCAGCAATTACCATGCTGAACAAGAAAGCGAGCTATGCAAACAGTGCGTTTGTTAAAGGCGCGCTTGAGTTTATCCCGTCAACATTGGCGCTTGATGGCCAAGATGGTTGGGCTACTACTAAGGCGACTCTTGATAACGGCTTAACGGTTTACTATACCCGTCAAGGCGATATTAACGACCTATCAACTAAGTATCGTTGGGATATTGTGTTCGGTACAGCATTGCTTAACCCAGAAATGGCAGGCATTCAGCTATTTAATCAAGGAGCTTAATAATGGCAAACCCTACTTTTACAGCAGCAAAAATCACTCGTGATGGTGTGACAGGCTTGTATCATTGCGAGTTTACCGTATCAGGAACAGATGTTAAGGCGGAAGGCGTAGGCGATACTGAATACCAAGCCAAGCGCCATGCAGTCGTAACATATCGCAAGGCCAATCCGCTTGCGTTTCTTGATATCCCTGCTTAGTAGTTAATTATTAGATTTATGGTTATATGTACTGGCTTCGGCCGGTGCATATTGCGATGAATTTAACCAACCAGGAGTACAGCAATGTCAAAAGTTACAGGGCATAACCCATTAACACCAGAGCAAATCGAACTTATGAACAAAGTCAAAGCTAAAGGCAATGAGCTTGGTGAATTGATTGACGAGCTTATGGCTTTAGATGATACCGATAAGCGGTCACTGGCTACTGGTAAAACGAACATTCAAACAGGTCTAATGTGGCTGGTGCGCTCAGTTGCTAAACCTTCTACATTTAGCTAGGAGAATACAATGTCAAAGATTATGATTTATGCCGCGCTATCAGCTATCGGCGGTACGATTGAAAACGTATGGGGCACAGAAATGCGCGTCAAGTCGATTGATTCAAGTGATAAAGACGCCGTAGAGCAGGCTAAAGCAGACGGTTGGACAAACAAGCCGCAAGACGTTATCGATCAAGTAGAAGCCGAAAAGCTGCAAGCTGAAAACAAAGTTATGAAAGGTCAATTAGGCGATAGTAAGCGCATCAAAGAGCTTGAAGAACAGTTATCGCAAGCATTGACCGAGGTTGCAGGACTTGAAGAAACTGTGACTGAGCTAAAACATAAGGTCGAAGTTTACGAATCAGCCAAAGACATCAACGGCAATGGCAAGGTCGACTACGAAGAAATGACCAATGCCGAACTACAAAAACTACTTGACCAGCGCAAGGTCGAATACAACAAGCGCGATGGTAAAGATGCGTTAATCAAAGCAGCTAAAGAGAGCGAGTAAATTATGAACATCACAAAGCGCGATATTGTTGACAGGGCGTTCAAACTCTTATCCATGTCGGGCTTTGAGTTGGATGACGCGCCCGAGGACGAGCAAGACATTCTACAGACGCTCGATGACATGATGGCAGAGCTACAAACGGATAACTACGACTTTGGTTATCTTTTTGCCGAGGACGTAACCGAAAGCTATTTAGGCGATTTAGCAGGCATTAAGCGTGACGCCATTAGCGGCATTGCTCATAAGCTCGCATTACGCATCTGTAGCTTGTTTGGAAAGACGCCGCCAGTGTTGCTACTTAATCAAGCTGACGACGCTTATAACGCATTATTGACACGCTATCAAAAGATACCAAAAGTCACTGAACGCGAAGAAAACTGGTTTTATGGCGTGGGTAATAAGGTAAGGTGGTGATATGCAAATCCCTATTGTAAACGGCATCTATACTGATGTAACGGCGGATTATCGCACGTCATACCCGCTTAACCTTGTGCCAGTGCCAAAACAGAACGGTATCGCTAACGGCTATCTACGCAAGGCAGATGGTATCGCGTTGTTTTGTGACATGGAGAAAGGCGGCATTGATAGAGGCGGTATTAATTGGAACGGCGTTTGTTATCGTGTTATCGGATCAACGCTATGGCGCATTGATGAACAGGGGCATTGCACAAGTATTGGCACGGTATCAGGTAGTGAGCAATGCAGCTTTGCTTACTCGTTTGACCGATTAGGCATATCAAGTGGTGGCAAACTTTACTACCTAAAAGACAATAAACTTGAGCAAGTCACTAACGCCAATCTTGGCGCCGTGGTCGATGTTGAGTGGATTGATGGTTATTTTGTCACAACCGATGGTGAGTTTATTATCCAAACGGAATTAAACGACCCTACGCAAGTTAGCCCAACAAAGTACGGCTCAAGTGAAGCAGACCCTGATCCGATTGTTGGCTTGATGAAAGTCCGCAATGAGCTTGTCGTTTTAAACCGCTATACCATCGAAGTATTTAGCAACACAGGCAGCGCGGGTTTTGCGTTTGCCCGTGTCGATGGGGCGATGATGACCAAAGGGCTCATAAGCACGCAAGGCAAATGCTTGTTTGCTCAGTCATTCGCGTTTGTTGGCAGTGGTAAAAATGAGCCTTGCAGTGTTTATCTTGGTGCTAATGGCGGTCTATCAAAGATTGCCACTCGTGAGATTGAGCGCATTATCTCAGAGTATAGCGACGCACAACTAGCGACCATTGTGCTTGAAGCTAAAGAGCAAGAGATGCACCAGCATTTATATCTACATCTGCCCAACAGAACGCTAGTGTTTGATTTTGCAGCCACTCAAATCATGCAGCAACCTATTTGGTTCGAGCTGTCATCATCAACTGATGGCAAGGGCGCGTATCGAGCCATTAATCATGTGTGGTGCTATAACAAGTGGATAGTTGGCGATAGGTTTAACAGTAACGTAGGCGTGCTTAGCAACAAGCTATCAAGCCACTACGGTGAGCCAGTTTGTTGGCAGATTGACACAACCTTTATTTATAACGGCGGTCAAGCAGGACAAATCAAATCAATTGAGCTTGTCGGCTTAACTGGGCGCACAAATGATATGCCTGACCCAAAGGTATTCTTATCGTGGACAAAGGACGGTTTAACATGGTCAAACGAGCGATTGCATCGGCAAGGTATGCGCGGGCAGTACAACAAGCGCATTATTTGGCTACGAGCTATTGGTATGTTTAGGCAGGCGATTGGCTTGCGATTTCGTGGCTGTGATGACTCCCTAGCGAGCTTTACAGCGATTGAGGCAGACGTGGAGGCTTACGGTAATGGCGGTCAATAAAGTATATAAAATCCCGCGCGATGTTCTAGCCAAGATGACGGACAATAACCCGCAAGCAATCGCGGCATTGGAAAACAGTCAGAACATGGCTGAGCGCACGCCGCAAGAAATGGAAGATATCCTTATCAGGATTGAGCGAGCAACAGAACAAGCAGAACAAGCCGCACAGATTGCCACACAGTCAACCGCTATCGCTCAACAGCTAGTAAGCGACCTTGCACCACAATTAAACGCTGTGAGCGTACCACAAGAGCAATCAGACGCATTAAACGCGGTCAATGTATCAATCGAGCAAAATAATCAACTGCAACCAGTCGGCAACTATCAAGACTGCCCTATTCAACTCATGCCAATTTAGGTGATATATGAAACTAATTAACAAACAGGCTGCAAATATCACTTTGGCAGCCGAAAGCAATACCGTCTATCTACCAAAGACTGACGCACAGATTCGAGCCTTAACCATTCATAATCCGACCGCTGAGCCTATCGATTTAACGATTGAAGTTAGCGGTAAATCAATGATCAAGAAAACCATTACAGCAGGTGCAACCGAGGTTATCAGCTCGCTATTTAATCAGCAATTGGTCAAAGACGAGCCATTAACCATGACAGGTGAGGGTGCCAACGTACTGATCACAGTTGTTGAAATTACGGAGTAATTGCCATGGCAGTCAGGCAGGTTAAATTCGCAGAATATCAGACGGAAATTACAGCAATGATGCTTGATATGCTGCATCTTGAGCCGCAGCCGGTTGAGATACCGATTCAATATTACATCAACATTGATGAGGCAGGGGTATTAAAGCCAATGCTATGGTTTGATGGCGATGTTATCAAAGGAGTGGCCTTGATATTCGTTTCTACATCTATGCGTAACGAAGCCTTGCTTGATGCTCAAACAGATGTGTTATGGGTTAAGCCTGAATATCGCGGTAATAGCTCAGAGTTTATCGATGACATACGCTCGCATTTAAAAGAGATTGGCGTAAATTTTTGGTATGCGTCAAGCCGTGATACTTCACCGATTGATAGCTTTTTAATCAAAAACAAATTTAAGCCACTAGAACGGCTATTTTATTGCGAGGTGTGACATGGGATTTATTAAAAAAGGTTTTGACAGTATAACGGGTAAAACAGCCGCAAAGAACGCCAGTAAAGCGCAGCAGCAAGCAACACAGCAAGGCATGGAGGAACAGCGCCGCCAGTTTGATATTATGCAACAGCTCATGAACCCTTATGTCCAAGCAGGGCGGCAAGGGCTGAGCGGTCAGCAAGACTTACTAGGATTAAACGGCTTTGATAAGCAACAAGTCGCTATCAGAAACATTGAAAACAGCCCATTCTTTAAATCGCAATATCAGCAAGCAGAAAACGCGCTATTACAAAACGCAGCAGCGACTGGTGGATTGCGCGGCGGAAACTTCCAGGAAGCCTTGGCAGATAATCGCTCGAATATGTTATTTAATAACGTCAATCAGCAATTACAAAACCTATCAGGCGTGGCTAGTAATGGTCAAAGCGCAGCAGCAGGTCTTGGTGGTAATGCCTTACAGTTTGGTAATAACATTGCGCAAGGCTATCAAGATATTGGTCAGGCTCAAGCAGGGTATCAGTTAGCTAAAGGTCAGGTTAATAGTGGATTGCTAGGCGGCGTACTGAACACTGGTTTTGGACTAGCAGGATTTAAGGGGTTCTTCTAATGCAACTAGCACAAAGTTACTTACAAGGCATGGCAAGCCCTTTTGATAATATCTTAGGTGCTTACAGTCAAGGTCAAACGCTACGCCAAAATAGCGACCTACTCAAATCCCAACAAGCAGAACAGGCGCGTAAGATTGCAGCGCAACAGGCGCTTGAAACGATTGATTGGAATGATAAAAGCGCTATCGCTAGAATAGTAGCGCAATTTCCTGAATACACTAAAGGCGCAAAAGACTACTACGATGCGCTTGAGCAAAAAGAACAACAAGCCCTGCTCTATGATATGAGTACGTCTATATCGGCATTGAGCAGCGACCGTCCTGATATTGCTGTCCAAAATATGCGCGATAAAGCAAACGCTTATCGTGACGCAGGCAATGAAGAAAAAGCAGAAGAATACTCGCAAATGGCAGCATGGATGGCTCGGGACCCGCAAGGTGCAAAGAGAGCAATGCAGATGAATTATGCAGTGTTAGCGGGTGATAAAGCGGTGTCCGGCTATAAATCTTTTGTTGATGCTGATATTGCAGAAGACGCCGCGCCAGTCGATAGAGCAGCAACGCAAGCCAAAACGATGGTTGATCGTGTTAATGCAGCAGGTGGCGTTAATAAGCTAATCTCTACCGCTGCACTGACAGACGACCCCAACACATTTATGGAAATGATAGACACGGCTTATGATTCAGGGTTAATTACACCAGAGAAATATAATAGCTTGCTTGAATCTGTATCAGGTGACGGCGAGGAAGCAGTGGCAACGCTTAGACGGTTGGCGCGCGGCAATCCTGATATTATTGATAAGTTATTGCCTGATGTTAAATACATTGATGTAGGCGACGGTATCACTGTTAATACGTTCGACCCACAGACAGGCGGAGTTAGCACACTTGGAACAATGACCAAAGGCATCAACCCCGAAACTATCTACAAAGAAAATGCCGAAACTGATCGTAATACCTACTCGCAAGATTCAGCCACAAACAGGGCCGGAATTCAGGCGGAGACCGCACGATACGGTGTAGACATGCAAGCTGAAACCGCAAGACAATCAAGGGAGCTGCAAGCATATTTGGCAGAACAAAAAGCTCAGTTAAGCAGCAATGAATTTACGCAAAAGGTTATGCCTGATGGTCGAGTTCTGCTTTTTAACAAACAAGGGCAGTGGAAGCCCGTCTTAGACACCAACGGTAAGCCGATGATATCCAAACCAAGTGTTGCTGATAAGCCGCTAAATGAATCGCAGGCAAACGCACTAATGTACGGCAAGCGTATGCAGACAGCCAATAAGATACTAGAAAACTTAGAGGCAAAAAACGACACTTGGGATATTAAAGGCGGTAACCTATTGGCAAGAGTAATCCCTAAAGCCGGCTCAGAGGACTTCAAGAAGTATGAGCAAGCTAAGCGCAACTTCATTAATGCCGTACTACGTAAAGAATCGGGTGCAGCTATTGGTAAAGATGAATTTGAAAGCGCTGATAAACAATACTTCCCGCAAATCGGCGACAGCGAGGCGGTTATTAAGCAGAAAGCTGCTAACCGTAGGCAGGTGACTAACACTATGCTGTCTAATGCGGGTCCAAAAGGTGAAGCAGCTAAGAAAAATAAACCTGTAAAAACCAATGATTTATTTTAGGTGGTGATCTATGGCAGCATATAAAGGTAGTAAGTTACCGGACGGTACGCCGCTTAATGTGGCGGTTTACAAGGCTTATCGCAACGCAGGGTTGTCACATAATCAGGCGTTAGCGGTGACGGCTGAGGTAGGGCGCGAGAACAGCTTTAGTGCTGGCACATTGTTTGGCAATCATACCGACCCTGCTGCAACTAAAGGCGGCAAGCCAATTCGCAATCTTGGTATGCTGTCATGGAATCAAGGGCGTGACAAAATGCTTGAGGATTACTTGGTTAAAAATGGCGTCATGAAAAATGGCGTCATGGCTCAAAATCAAGCCAATCTCAACGCACAGGCGGCATTTAGCGTTAGAGAAATGAAGAGCCCTCGTTATGCAGGTAAGCTTAAAAACTTTTGGAACAACCCAAATGCAAATCCAGATGTTTACGCTAGAGAGCTTGGCAAGCATTACATCGTATGGGCTTATGGTCAAGACACTATTAAAGCGAAGGGCGGTGGTCGTACAGCGTTTGACTGGAGAAAACACGATAATAGGCGCAGGGGTCATTTAAACACGCTTGCCGGTATGTTAGGCGGTAAAACTAACTATCAGGCTCAAGCGCAGCAGCCAACATTTCAAGCACCATCTTTTAGACCTGCATCGGAATTAAAAGTTGCTAAACCTACTTTTACAGCCCCATCATGGCAATCACCGGAAGCACTTAAAGGCGCACCAGTTGCACCATCGTTTAATCCTCCCAAGTGGCAGACAGGCGGTGATATTAATCCGCCTAGCGATATACAGCCAACAGGATTTAAACCGCCTGAATGGAATAGCGAGCCGCTAGAGCAAGAGTTTAAAGCGCCGGCGTTTAAACCGCCTGAATTTATGCCTCCCGAGCAATTACAGACAGTACAACAAACAGCAATGCCAGAGCTTGAACCGCAAGAGTGGCAAACCTAACAGGTGATACTATGGCAAAGATACCAAAAGAAAAAGTCGTTAGAGTAATCAAGGCTAAGCGTGCCACCGGCATGACTGACAAGCAAATTTTTGACGAGTTTGTAAGACGCAAAGACGGTCTAGGTAATAATGTACGCACCTTGATTAGTCGTTATGAAGATAACGAGTCACCTGACGCCAGAGAAGAAGCTGCCAGGTTTTTCGGCTTAGATATTACACAAGTGAAAGGCAACTCGCAGCAAGGCTCAGCCAATAAAAACGCAACCGTTCTCGACAAAGCTAAGTCTTATGCAGCTAGTGCCAAAGCCGGTCTTGCTAACTCGACCGTGGGCTTGTTTCAGCTCAACGATATGGTAGCAGACGGGCTTGGCAAAGGTATCAATAAAGTCTTTGGCACCAATATTGATACGAATGCGTTAGCAAGAACCAATGCGGCCAACGATGAGCTTAACGCGCGAGCAGATAGGTCTCGTCTTGCTGCTAATCGCACTGGTGGCGACTGGGTAAAAGGAGGCACAGAAATAGCTGCGACATTGCCGCTTTATATGGTTGGTGCAGGGGGTGCCACAAGAACTGCAAGAGCAGTAGAACAAGGGGTAAGAGGCGCAGGTGTTGCGGCTTTAGGTAGAGCGGACAACAACGAAGAACGCCTATATAAAATGGGTTTGGGCGCATTGGGTGCGGGTGTAGGGCAACTAGGTGGCGAAGTGGTCGGTGCAGGTCTATCAAAGGTCGCCGGTAAAGCTGCAAACGTCAAAACTGGTAAACTTAAACCTAAATACCAAGAAGTCGATAATTTGGGTAAAAAGTATAACGTACCGACATCGCCAGGGGATCTAGTAGGAAAAGGTGTTCTTCAGAATACTGAATCCCATCTAAATCGCTTGCCCGTAGTCGGTAACAGCAAATTTATGGAAGGTCAGGCAAAAGCAACCGAAAAAGCATCTAAAAAGGTTGTTAAGAAATTAAAAGACACAATGAATGCTACTGACTTTAAAGCCGTCGCTAAGATTGAGAAGGCAGCCAATGCGGGCGACCCTAACGCTAAGCGCGTTTTAGGCGTTATCAACAATGCAGGCGATGATAGTGACAAAGTTATTCAAGCGAGCCTAGAGGTTACGAAATGGCGTAAAAAGCAGATAGCAAAAAACCTATATAGCAACGTGGCCAAGGAAGTTGAAAAAACAGGTAATGATATTGTCGATGTATCAAACACAAGAGCCGCTTTAACAAAGGTGCTTGACGAGCAAAATTCTTCAATATCACCTAACAAGGTAGTGGTTAGGGAGGTGTCCGAAATGCTTGAAAACCTTGATGATGTAGCAAGGCCGCTGACATTCAAGAATATTCGTGAGTTACGATCTAAACTTGGCAATCTAGCCGACGAGTATGGCAACCCAACAGGTAAAGCGGATAACTTCGCGTCAAGCGTGTTTAGCAATGCAAGACAAGCGGTTACTAAAGACCTTGATAATTTCGCCGCCACATCAGGAGGGAAGGTTAAAGAGGCGTACAATAAGGCGGACAAGTTCTACGCTAAAGCCATCGCCAATACAGACAAGTCTATTGAATCAGCCATTAAGACAAACAAACCTGATGAAATATACGATAAATTCTCAAAGGCTGGTAAAGGCGATAATGCGCAAATATTAGTAGGTAGCTTAGATCCAAAAGGTCGTGATGCATTGCGCTTACGCATGGCAGAGAAGGCGATGGATAAGGCGTGGCATGAAACAAGCGAATCCTTTAGTCCTGCTAAGTTTGCCGGTGAATTTGAAAGGCTATCAGAGCCTTACAGTAAAATATTTACCGGTGAAGCCAAAAAAGAAATGGATGGTTTTGTGAAGCTTATGCGTCACGTTGAACGCGCAGGTTCGTTTAAAATGAATCCGCCCACTGGTGTGCGAGCGACTGATATTGGTATTGCAGCGACCGCTATTGCTAGTCCAACAACCGCTGCAACGGGTGCAGGTATCGCATTCCTTGCTAAGACCCTACTAACCACTCGCGCAGGAAAAAACCTATTGTTAGCAGCCAGCGAGTTGCCACCTACGCAAAAGGCAGCGTTTGACAACATCATGAAAATTGCTACTAAACTCGCATCGTCGTCAGGCTCGAAAAAGGGTCGTGACACTGCCGAACGTGTAGCAGGCACCAGAGTAAGCGAGCAGGATAGCAAGTCGCTACAGTCTTTCTAATTGCTGTATCCTGTAGTTTTGGTTATATTGCTTTAATGGGTATTATAGTAAATATTCTGTAATGAGATAAACATCGGGAATATGATAGCGTTAGAAAAATAACTAGTGCTATCCACTTTTTAAAGGTCGAAGTATGGAGTATTTACTATTAATCATCGGAGTTGTTGCCGGCATCCTAGCTTTAGTGCTGCTGGGCTATTTGGCAAAAAGCCTTTGGCGGTTTGGTCAATACCTAAAGATTAAAGCACCTGCAATTTGGTATATTTACAAGGTTTTTTGGGTTTTATTGTTACTGGTCATCCTGATAATAACTTTTGCTAGTGCTGTCAATTATTACAATCAGGAGAAAAGAAGAAAAGCCGAAAAAGTTTTCTTAGAATCCAATTCAACGCTCATAAATACAGCTGCGAGTGACTTTGTTGATTTGATTTATCGAAACGACGATATTTATATTGATGATCACCTTGAGCACTTAGAGAAATGCATTCCAAGTTACATCAAGTTAAAGCAGATTGATGTTAACGACTTCTATTTTGATGCAGGTTATACTGTTGTAGATCGCGCTAACAAGTTGAGAGAAGATATCACTCCTTGGAATAATTTAAGCGATGAGGAGCGACTAAGGATCACATTGAAAGAGCTGGATTGCGATAAAAAACTAGGGAAGCTAACTCCTGAGGAGTACAACTTAAGAAAAAAACACTATCTAACAAAACCAAAAGTTATATCTAGGTCCCAAGTTGAGAAAGTAATCCAAGAGCTAAAGGATAAAGGGCTTTCTGACAAATCTATTATGAAAGAGTTGCTTGCAAATGAGAATTTCAAAGGGACTCTCAACTATATGATTACAGGTTATGATATTAGCGGCTCACCAAATCCTGTTTATGTAGTAGGGAGGGAGTTTGGCTTGGATACCGATTCTGATATACCTAGAATAACCAAAGCTATGAGGGACAAAAGACTTAAAGATATGGATAAAAGAGATGAAAACCTGCGATTGAGCATAGATGCGCTAGGCGCCACGCCGCGTCCTGATTACTCAAGCGCAAGACCAACACCAGCGCCCGAAGTTATTATCGATAACCCTTACGTGGTTCCAACTCCTGAATCCGATATTTTGGAACATGATAGTGAATAACCAGTAATATCTGAACCTCAACCACATCAACAAACACCGCCCATCGAGGCGGTTTTTTAATGCCCACAATCCCGCCATGCGCGGGTATTTTTTTGCCTAAATTTTGGAGATTAACATGGCATTACGCACCCCTTTAAGCGTTACCCCGCATTTATACATGGGCGATAGTACAGGTCGCCCGCTTGATAAGGGCGTTGTTTACTTTGGAGAGCAAGATAAAGACCCCGAGTTTTATCCTATTAATTTATTTAGTGATGATGCGCTGACCAAGCCGCTAGCACAGCCAGTTCACACCAAAGGCGGTTATCTTTACGACAAAGGCGATATGGTAGAGCCTCATGCTAAAGAGTTGATTTACAGTGTAAAGGTCCTTGATAGTTATGGCCGCAAAGTGTTCTACAAAGGCGCGATGATGCGCAATAGCTGGAATGATGATGTTATTGAGCAGATTAATACAGCTATTATTGGCTCGGCTGATATAGCTAGACAGATTGCTACAAATATAACCAACGATGCCATCAACAGCACAGCAGTCGAGGGTGGCGTTTTAGCTGATACATTTGTTGTTGTTGACAGCTCTTTGTCACAGCGAACTATAAATAAAGGCTTAGAGTCAATCGCTGACTTATCCACTATTAAAAATCCTAAAAACGGACTACGGGTTTATGTTAAGTCATACCATGCAGGTCTTGGAAAGGGCGGGGGTTATTTTACTTATGATAGCTCAAAATCTAGTGTTAATAATGGTGGAACTGTTATAAATGGGTGGGTAAGGAGTTACCAGTTGCTCGATGTAACTATGTTTGGAGCAATAGGAGATGATAAACAGGAGTTATACGATACTAATTACAACTCTGATTATGTAAGTCAGCCTTCAAAGATAACCCAGCAGACAGCAGACGGTTTAGCCATAAACAAAGCTATTATTTACGTGAGAAATGCAGGAGGTGGTTCTATCTATTTTCCAGAAGGGACGTACAGAACTTACGGGTATTTTGAACGTATTGACTTTCCATGTGTAATCTATGGAGCAGGTTCTAGCTCGCTAATCAAGAATTGTGATAATTCTCCGACTGACAAAAATGGTTACGGTATATTCCATATCCAACCAGAGTTTGTTAGTGAAATAACATTCATGAACTTAAAGGTTGATGGGAATGGGCACGCCAGAACAAAACCTACACAAGAGTGGCGAAGTTACAATTTTCATGTATGCGGCTTACCGCAATTGCGAATGCTTAACGTTGACTCTGTGAATGCTGTTATTGACTGTTTATGCTTGCGATATCGTAGACCGTTTGAGTTGACAAACGATGCTGGTGACTACCCTTTGAGTTGTAAGTTTGTCAACTGCAATCTTACAGATGCGTTTAGAAACACTCTTACATTAGCGGCAGGAAATAATGTCAGTTTTGTTAACTGTGATATTACAGGCGGTGGTTACGTACATGATGGAATTAACCCAAGGGTTTGCTTAGATATTGAACCTACAACTGGATATGCCCAGTATCACGTTTTAAATGTCTCATTCACTAATTGTTTATTTGCTAAAGCTATAAACGGCATACTAGGAGGTACTTGGGGGCAAGCAGTATTCACCGATTGTACGATTGATGCGAGTCATAAACACGCCGTTAATGCGAATAAAAAGGGATATCCGTGGGCGTTAATTATGTCATCTATAGGTCACTGGACTTTTAATAGTTGTAAGATAATAGGGAATAAAGAGGAAAAAGAGACGTACTGCTACCACTCAAATGCACACGATTTAATATCTGACTTCGCAGAAGAGGGTGGCTTGTTCCTCAATAATACCGAATTTAGTTATTGTGGATTCAGTGCAAATGGGCGTAGATTAGAAATTAATAATGTAACTTTTAAAAACTCTAAACGTCCATTTAGTATATCTCCAGGAAATAAGCCACCACAAGGGGATGTGAAGATACGGAATTTAACATTAGTAAATGTATTTGAAACAACAAACACGTCTGGTGCATACTCATCATTTTCACTCAATAGTTTTCATAAAGGAAATATTGATATTGATGGTTTACGCGCTATTGTTGATAAATCCCAATTGCTTAAAAACTTTACTGAGTCTGATTTAGTTGATCGTGTAAGTTTTAGTGGCATCACATTAAGACGAGGTTTAGATTACTGTGCTGCTAATGGCTACCTGGCGGTGGCTAAAAACATCCACTCGGAAGGTTACTACAAACGTATAAACAGTATTCTTACAATTCCTAAGGATAACAAAGATTGGGGAGACCCTTCTTTACCTCCTGCTGACACGCAAGCGTCACATACAGCAAGTATTGTTGGGAAGTTAGTTGATGGGGCAGTTGCCCAAAACATAGTGACTAATACTAATATTTCTGGTACAGCAACGTCAATTGATAACCCTTCTAGTCGGGTTTTGGGCGGACGAACAACTGGGTATTATCAAAACTGTACGATGTGGGGGGGTTACGATTAGGTTATACATGCAATAGAAATCTTTTATCGTTAAAAATTAGCAGGGGCAATACCGCTTCTAAATGTCTTTTACGAATTAGCCAGACTTCGTGTCTGGCTTTTTTGTGCAACCAACATGGAAACCCTCTTTTGAGGGTTTTTTATTATCAAAATTTAGGAGATCCAATGCCAAATAATACACCCTTCTGGGATATCATTTTACTAAAGCTTTTGGCATTCTTGCCTAAGGTTTTTGCAGCCGTTATTGGTGCTATTTTTGGTCTGATGCTGAGCGGAGACATCGGCAAAGACGGAAAAATACAGGTCAATATGTCGGTTATTATCAAGTTCACCATAGCAGTAACTGTTTCGCTCTTTGGCGGTGCAGCGCATATCGAGCTCATGGACTATCAAAAATATAGCGTCATGACACATGGAGCAATCATGTTGCTATGGGCCGTCTTTGGCATGTTAGCGATTGGTATTGTTTATCAGTCTGTAGCATTGATGCAAGGTAAGCCCTTGTCAGCAGTAATCAAAGAGATTAAAGACGCAGCACTCGCAATAATCAGCAAGTAGTGATTACCAACTAACTGGCCCCTTGATTGGGGCTTTTTTACGTCTGGAGAAAAAAATGAAAGAAGCGACAGTTAAGAATCTGCAAGCTACTTTAAAGCACAATGGATTTTACGATGGTGAAGTAGACGGTGTTTGGGGCAATATGAGCCAGGCTGCATTTTATGCGATGGTAGAGGCAGCGAATCACTGTAAGCAGCATCAGGGCGTTGATGCAACTCAAGAAAAATTGGAGCCGACAACCGGTAGTAACTACAAGCTATCAGCTAAAAGCTTAGAGCGACTGCACACTACTAAGCCAGAGCTTCAGCGACTAATTAAAAGAGCGATTGAGATTACTCCGATTGATTTTGTTGTTTTAGAAGGCAAGCGTGACATTCAGCGTCAAAAGTGGCTGGTAGCAAATGGCAAATCTAAGACAATGAATAGCCGACACTTGACTGGCGATGCTGTCGATATCGCACCAATTAAGAACGGTGCTGTATCTTGGGATTGGAATGACTACTATCCGCTTGCTAAAGCAGTGAAGCAGGCAGCCAAGGAGCTAAACATTCGTGTAGAGTGGGGCGGGGACTGGACTAGCTTTAAAGATGGCCCCCACTGGCAGTTGCCGTGGAAGTAAAAAATAGCAACGGCGGGTACTATTGGGGTACTTTTTGAGTACTCATAAAAATAGCAGACAATAAAAAAGGCTCTCAGTAGTCTGAAAGCCTTTGATATCAATGTATTAACTGGTGGGCCCAGCTGGACTCGAACCAGCGACCAAAGGATTATGAGTCCTCTGCTCTAACCAACTGAGCTATGAGCCCTGATAACAAGCTGTTTAATCAGCTTTATTAGACGCATTATATTACCTGAAAAATATAATTTTGCAAGCGTAACTCGCTAAATTTGTGACAGTTTTTTATTTAATTTTGGCAATCGCCTCAACTCTAGCTTGATGTATGGCCTCACCAATGGCACTGCCTTTTAAACCCTCATCCACATCATTAATGGTAATGGCCTTAAAGGCCTGAATATACTTGCTAAATTGCAGCTGCTGATAGCTAAGTTGAACCACCTTGTGTACTTGTAACAACTCACTAAGCTCAAGCTCGCTTTTATCCGCTTTAGTTATAGTAATAAGTTTGGCAATGTCTTCTGCTGTAAGCTGAGCATAGTGTGTCAAATACGGATAACACGTGATATAAGCCTGTGCAAACTGGGCAATCTTTTTAGGCACTTTCAATAACTGGGCTAAGGCTTTGGCTTCTGCTAACCAAGATTGACACCCCTCTAAATTGACTGAGCTTTCTAGTTGATCCATGGGTTCTGTGGTAAACGCTAACATCAAAATAGCCCAGCGTTGAGCCAAGTTAAAGTTCTGCTGGCCAGCTATCTGCAAAGCACCAAATACCAAGTCTTTAGTAGAATTATTGCTTAAAGCCTCAGCCAAATTAGGCATAACATGGGGGAGGGAGCCGACTTTCATCAGACAGTCGATATAAGCTTGAGGTGAGTTTTGTAGTAAGGCGCGACTGGTTTCTTGCCATACTCGCTCAGCAGTTAAATGTTTAAGCTCATCACTATCATTGATTTTCCCAATTAAAGCTATGGTTTCTGGGGCAACAATGAAGTTATGCTCATTTTTATCCTGCTCAAGTTTTGGGTCATAAAACCTGCCATAAAATCGGGCGATTCTTAATACTCTAAGGGGGTCTTCGCTAAAGGCTTCGGATACATGGCGTAAGACCTTGTCTTTGATATCTTGCTGACCGTTATAAGGGTCAACAACCTCTCCTGTGATGGGGGTGTCATCCATTAATCCTTTGACTTCAATGGCCATAGCATTAATGGTTAGGTCGCGGCGTAATAAATCTTCTTCGATAGTCACTTCAGGTGAAGCATAGACTTCAAAGCCTTTGTAGCCCTTTCCAGATTTACGTTCTGTACGAGCCAGCGCATATTCTTCTTTAGTTTTGGGGTGCAGAAATACTGGGAAGTCGTCACCTACCTGAATAAAGCCTGCCTGTAGCATCTGCTCCGGTGTGGCACCGACTACCACGAAATCTTTATCAGTATAAGCTCTTTTGAGCAATTTATCGCGAACTGCGCCCCCAACCATGTATACCTGCAT